ATCAATAAGTGTATTAACTGTATCAAAGGTGGAATATGATTTACTTGAAGCATTATCATCTAATCTTGCTTGGAAGAGATTATCTGATTTCATGTTCTTTGCTTCACTTAAGTAATATCCCCTTGATTTTGGATTAGTAGTATTTATAGAAGATGGTGGAAGAGAAACAGTTTCGACGCCATCCACTAATGTAGTACCACTTTCAAAGAAAAGACCTTTATTTGCAGTACCATAAAGACTAGTAGCAGAAGAAACAAATGCATTAGAAGATAATGCTTTATTGAATACCGTATATTTTGTTGACGCTTTATATGCTGCTTTAGTGTCTACTTCTCCTTTACAGGTAGTAGTAAATGAAAAGGAAGTTCCTGTTCCACCGGAAGATATTTCTCCAAGATATACCATTGAGCCACTAGTCGTCTTAGCAAATATTTTATCCCCTGTAATTAGTGTAGTGCTTCCACTTAAAGTCAAAGTATTGTTTGTAAATTCAGTTGTTGCATTTGCTCCTAATGCTGTGACTTTATTATATGGGCTGTCCGTTGAATACACAATATCTTTTGAGAACAATGTATTTTTTTCTATAATTGGGTCAAGTAATTCTTTAAGTTTATCAGCACCATTGATATTCATTATGGTAGCACCATCAACTTTTTCTTGTTTGAGGTTTGTAATCCTACCATTTAATTTTTCATTGTAAATCATATATTGCCCAGACATTTTATCTAATGCTGTCTTAGTATCGTAGCCTTGATTAAATAGAGATATGGTTAATAATCCAGTTTGAGAAACATACGAAGTGACTGTTGCCTCTAATTGAGAAAACTCATCACTGATTAAAGAAATAGTTAAACCGCCCTCTCTACCATCAATCATTTTCATTCCTGTCAAAAGAGTACCATCTGTTGTATTCCATGCTCTTCTATAAATTTCAGTATCTGCCGCAATTGATTCTAAGTTAGTGGAAGTAGTAAATATAGATTCTGTTTCTAATCTACTCTCAGTCCTAAATCTAAGATTTGATGCATCTAAATCAACCACAATCATTACTCTAGAATTGATTAAAACTTCATCATTAACATTTAAATAATCTCTTAAATCAACAGGAGTGTTTATAGCATAAAGTGGTTGATTACTACCATTCTTAGAGGTGTATGAAGTTATTGTTGCTCCAAATGAAATCCAATCATTAAAGTCGCCCCTATGAACCATTTGCCTTATTCGCAAGGCATCATAGTTAATTATTTTCTTTGATAAGATACGATAAGGGTCGGAGATTTTTAAATCAGCATAACTTGATTTGTTGCCAATAGATTCTTGAACTTCTAAATCAACAACATTAATAGTAGAATTGTTTTTAGTTGGAGAGTAATCATAATGTAAATATCTTGTAGGGCCGGATAAGTCATTCTTTGCATCAGCATCAGCAACATCTCTATTTGCATGTTCAATATAATTATCATAATCTGCATCATCAGTTCCAATATTAGACCTTTCGTTATCAAACATTGTCACAGTAATTGTCGCACTACCATGTGCTGCAAATTCCATAATTATTTTATTAGTTGAACTACTTGAATCTAAAGACAAGAACTTATTTGTTCCTGTTCCACTAGTTCCTGTTTTAATACCTGTTCCTTGTAATGATAAACCTTTGAACATTAGTGTAGAATCCATACTACCGCCGGTAATTGTAAGTTCAGCAGAACCGGCTACTGTTGTAGCAGTAAAGGTATTACCATACTTATGAAATAAATAATCTAGTCTTTCTAAAGTGTCATGGCTAGTGGCGTTTAATGAAAATTTACTGTAATCAACTACCTTTTCTTTATAATCGGAAACTGTTAGGAATGCAACTCTATTTGCCGCAGTATTTAATGTAATGCTACTTCCGTCACCCTCGCCATCTATTCTAGCAAAATATTTAGTATTGTGGTCTAATTGATTATCTTTATCTAAAGAATCATTAACAAACCAAAAGTGAGGTCTTGCTACTTGTAATGAAGTCTTTAGGTCTTGCTTAATACCTGCTGAAAAAGCAACGCCCTTTGAAGTAATTGCCGGCCCTTTGTATAATTTAAATTTAGTTCCTTGAGCAATTTCATTTCCTAATTTTGGCTCAAAGTCAAAAGAGTCACCTAATACATCACTAGTTTTAATTTCTGTAATTCTAGCAAAATGATGTTTTAGATGGTCGTCGGAATGAATTAAAACAAAGTAATAGTGAGTGTTTATATTAGGTGAGCCGGTTGCGGCATCTATTGTCGCTAAACTAACACCTGTTGAAGAAACAGTATCAAAACAATGAATATTGAATCCTTTTGTCACTGATAGATTTTCGTATTCTGCTTGTAATGTAGCACTACTTATTACTTCATTAAAAGCACTTTCTTCACTATCATCGGTATATATGGCAGAAAATAAAACATCTCCACTTGTAAATGATGTAGAGAGAGTAGTCATTACTGGATTTGTAGGAACATCAAAATTATAGGAGGCAACTGTTCCCGAACTTGGTTGGCTTGTTGCGACGAACATACCTTCATTAAATACATCTAATGTCATAAGTCCACCTCTTCAAATCTAAAGTAAAATAATGTATCGTTATAATTCGGGTGTAAATTAGTAATAGATGGAAAGCGTCTGCGAATTACTGAGGTTAAACACATTTCATGCATTTCTCCCATAAATTGTTTGTTATCTATTGCTGAACTCATACCAACTTCTCTATTACCATTGGCCCCAATAAATAAATCTTCATCTTCAAATGAAAATGTACCGGACTGTGCATGAGTTCCAGTTTTAACCAATAAGCCATTAAAGTAAATGTTTAATTCTTTAGCAGTTTCATCATAGGTGCAAGCGATATGAAATGAATTGTTGATATAGGTTGGGTCGGCATAAGTCCTTCGTAGTAATTGAGTTGATGAGGAAATATCGGCATTGTAGGCACTGCCGAGTGTGATGGTGTTGGCGGAGGTATCAGTCGAAGAAACGGTCCCTATGGCCGTAAAATCGTACCCATCTCGGATGAACAACGGCTCACCTTCGGAGATGGTATCGGAAACAACCGAAGAACAACTAATTGTAGTTCCACCCGAAGAAAAGTTTGAATCCACAAGTGCGGCAAAATCATATTCAATTCTTCCTTCTTCATTAAATCCATATAATCCTGTTGAAGTGTAAGTCCAAGCCCTATCCTTAGTTGGTATAATAACAACATTATCGGTAGTAAATTCTTGAACTGCACCACTACTTAATTTTATTCCAACTAAAATTTTATATTCAGCAGGTTGATTTGCATTGGTTGTCGTTGCATTTTTAAGAGAAATGTAAAAATTAGTGCTAGAAAAGATTCTCATTTCATGGGTAAGAGCATCTGCTATTGGGAGGTATCTATTGCTTTGTGAACTTGAAGCAGCATGTGGCATTATTTTTTTAGTATTGCTTAATGTTCTTCCTCTTAAAGATGCAATAGCGGCCCCATTAATATCATAAGGAGTCACAATGGCCTCAAAGGTAAAGTCACCACCATGCGACCAAATACCATAACCAACATCATCTGCTGAATCTGGAACATTGTCTGAGTAATCAATCTTAACATCTGCATTACACATAACAGGGAACACTAATGCTCTTTGTTTTCCTGTTAATACATCGTACATTTAATCACCTCAAGGAACAATACTTGCAACTTCAAACTCTAAACTAAAAGTCAAATCAAAGGATTCTGCTTCAAAATTACAAGTAAAACTTCTAACGAATCCTGTTAAGCCAATATCAGTAGAAGCATCTGGAAATGTTGAGAATGGAGTGGGAACGCCTAAATTATCCTTTGAATTTGCTCCACCTCTTGAACCGAATGTTAATGGAATTAAAGTTCCCGTACTTCTATCAGTTGTGTCTATTCCTGCTCTTGCAGAATACTCACTATCAACAAATGATGGCATTAAAATAACTAATTCAGAAAAGGCTTGGTTCTTAGCAAAACCTGTCGAATCAACACCAGCCGCAATCATTTGTGCAACTTCATGTGCTGTAAATGTTAATGTTGTGTTTGTTCCTCCAATTGTTTTTGTAATTGAAGTATCTGTTATTGTACCACTTAAAGAAATGTTTTTTGTTGCCATTCCTAAATCTAAAGCCGCAGTAATAGACTCGCCAACAGCAACACCTGATAATGGAACAGGGAAAGCAGGAATTGTTTTAGAAACACTTATTCCAACACTAGAAACATCTAATGGTATTGTGTTAATGGACAAGTCACTGCCACTGTATGCTTGTGTTTTTAAATATACATAGCCCATAATATCATCTCATTGTTCGAGTAGCACCTGTTCTATTCATCTTGGTGTTAATCATATTACCGAGTTCAGTCGCAATCCTACGCATTTCTGCCTTAGATGTATCTTTTGCATTGATGGTAATGTAGTTATTTACGGTAGTTCCACCCATCATTCTATTTGTTTGCGAATTGGTTTTAACTTGTGCGCCAGCAGGTAAATTGACTAATTCTGGCCCTTGCTCTCCAACAAGTGTCATTCCTCCGTGACTTGTACCACCTGTTGCTTTAGCAAAGAACTTGAATTTTTTAGCAAGCCCCATCAATAATAATCCAACAAATGCCCCTGCTGCTATAATCCAACCTCCAGCAACAAAGGCTAAAATTCCAATAATTGCCGTCATTCCAAAAACAATCATTTCTAAAACAGGGTGTCCTGCAACCTTTCTATAAAATGCTAAGAAAGCGGCTCCTATAACAATAGCCATTCCAATAGGTAAGGCATAAATTCCTAATAGTAATAGTGCTTGACCTGCTATCCATCTAACAAAATAAGCGGCAAGTAAGAACTTTCCTATTTTATAGAGTGCGGGAAGTACCACTTTATATCCTTCTTGAAAAAAGAAGTAATCCATAAAGTCAAGTAATGAATAAAATAACCCTACAAGAATCGCTAATCCCGCCTTTGCTGCTAGTAATCCTGCTTTGTAAGCAATATCAATTACGCTATTGACTATGGCTAAACCTGAACTAAGTATTGTTTCAAAGTCACCACTTAAGAATGCACCAATAATAGTAAATAAATTACCTACTATGCTCACCGCTGAAGTTATAATGGCGTTTATATCATCTAATGCCCCAAAGTCTTTAATTATATCAAAAATATCATATGCCACTTTAGCAAAAACAAGGAAGGCTAAAATTCCTAACATCGCATATATAAGGAAATTAAATGCCATTTTAAATAAAGGTTGTAGGCCCATAACTACTTTAAGCATTCTCTTTTGGAATTTTAATGAAAATTTACTAACAGTTTCACTAAAGGAACTTCTTGATTTATAAAGTTTAAATATTTTACTAAAAGGAGTTTCTTCTTTTTTTGGCGTAAGCGTACCAACTATCGCTTTTAAAACACCTTTTACAGATTCTCTCTCACCTTTAACACTACCTGTGTTAAAACCTTCGCCCGTTAGCATAGAATATGCTTTTCTTTTTTGGCTTTGTATTCCAGCCTTTATTCTTCCTCTTCCTTTAGCCGTTTGTAGATTTTCTTCAAACTTTGCGGCTTTTTTTCTAGCCGCTAAAAAAGTATTGACTTCCTTTGAATTGTTTTTTACCAAATCACCCAAAGACGCAAGAGATAATTTATATGCTTCGCTTTTACTTTTACCAGAAATAATGGCCTCGGAAAAAGCAACAGTGCTTTGTAATGCTTCTTCTTGCTCTTTATTATAAGAACCTGCGGCTAATTTTAACTTTCTATATTCTTCTGTTAATTTATCAACATTAAGAATAGCATCAACAGCCGCTTTATTTTGCATTCTTTGTGCGTTTTCTGCTCTTAACGCTCTTTCTTGAAAACCAGCCAAGATAGAAAGGTATGCTCTTGCTTTGTTCTGTAATTTCCATATCGGGCTTCCAGAAGTTAAACGACTTAAAGTAGTCCATGCTTTACTTGCTCCTTCCGTTCCAGCAGCAACTTCAACCATTGTGCCAAGAAAGCCGGAAAAAATCTTTTCACCGGCTAAAGCATTATCATTGAGTTCTTTTAAAGAACTCGAAGCCCGTTGAATTTCATCGACCATATTTAGCATTCTCCGCTTTCTTTGTAATCTTATCCATTTCCTCTGATTTTATTTCTTCAACTGCTGAGTGAACCATTAGTAAATCAGTGACTAAACTAACCGGCATTTTGTAGACTTCTAAGGGACTTATTCCTAATGCTTTTGAAAGCATATAGACAACCATTAAGGATGCAATTTTTGGGGAAGTTTCTTTACCCCTAACTGCCCCCCTAATCATCCTTTTTTTCTTCATCCTCCTGCATCATAGACATAGGATTAGGAAGTATTTCTTTTAATTGATTCCCGACATACGGACTTAATCGTAGCATATCGAGAGTGGAAAGTGATGGTTCAGTCTTTTCAATAAAATTCTCAACCATGTATCTATACATGGCTTGTAAATCAATATCAAAGGATTGAGTTCTTTGGTCAATCTTCATAACTGAATTTAAGGCTTTCTCGGCTTCAAGCCAAGTGGGTTCCTTTACCCAAACCTTAAGGTATTCTTCTGTTTCAGGTGACACTTTAACATAGTGTTCCTTCGCTTCTGTGAGTGCAAATAAAGCACTCTTATCTGATATAATTTTTTTATTATTCAACATATTATCCACCTTCAAAAACCAACAAACAAACAAACGGTGTGTTGGTGGAATATGATTACTCTAGTTTAGATTCCGTTTTTGGAGTCACCTTTGGAGTATCTTTCTTGGCGTTCTTCTTT